GATGGTGCTGATGCTGGTGCCGCATTACCCTTTTTTCCCCTATAAATCTCTGCCCAATCTACAGTATCTTCAAGATACTTAACTGGTAGATTATCCTCTAACCATTGTATTGCCTTTACGTGATTAGGATTCTTCTCGTCATAGAACTTGAAGAAGTTATGTAAATCAATCCTTGCCATTTGGTCCTCCGAAATACTTTTGATAAAGGTCGTTTGCTTCCCTATGTTTTCCGCTATTTGTAAGATCCTTAATTACTTTAAGTATCTTTCTTTTAAAATTAATCGAAGATTCTGCCCCATCCATCATTGCCCCCTGGACACCAACGGTGCTTAAGAACTGCTTTGGTGTAAATGGTTTTCTTACCATTCGTTACAGGACCAGTATAATTGTCATTGAGAGAACCATAAGGATCATTAATATAATATCCCTTGCCATCTGGAGTCTTACCAATGACCACACACATGTGCCCACCAGTAGGAGAAGTTAGAGAACCACGATGGAGAATACCAATAACAACAGGTTTTCCCCTATCGAGACTCTTATCAATATCAACAAAACTTAAATTGTAACTAAAGTGTGATTTAATACCATATCCTTGAAGAACTTTAGTCTGCACTGCGTGGTCAGTCGTATCACCAATCGCAAATACTTTTTTAACATACTCATCATCACCTTTGATACTTCCTGGTTTAAGGAAAGCAAGGCACATAGCACACGATGAAGAGTTGCAAGTTCTTTGTGCATCTCTATAATTATCTACTTGATTAAAGTATGGAACATCAAGAACTGCTGGAGTTGGTGGTTTTGTTCTAAAAATTCCAATCCATTCAGATTCTGAGTCATCCATAAATTGAGCAGGAAGGTTATCTTCTAACCATTGAACTGCTGCTACATGATTTGAATTTTTTTCGTCGTAAAACTTAAAAAAGTTATGAAGATCTAATGTCATCTTCCTCTCCTATGAATTCTAATGAGAAAATATCATGATCTAGAATTTCTGGATTCAACCATTCACTAAATTCAGATTGAATCGCATGGGCATTCTCAATATTTTCTTCACAGAGAGTATGAATGCGGTCAACTGCCCAATCATGTGTTGTTTGCAGAGTCTCTTCCAAAGTTACCATAATCTTTTCGCATATAGCGTCCTAGAATATTGCTATTGTAGTACGCTGGATCACCAGAGTCAAGAGCCTCTGTCAACACATTATTTAGGAAAAGTTGTCGTGTTTCTTCGTAATTACATTGCCCCTTTGTTGTATGGAGGCTAAGTATTGCTCTGTTAAAGGATGTTTTGCCCCAAAGTTTAATATCGGCTTTAAGTTCGGGACATGATCCATAATAATTTTTCCAATCTGACTCTGATTTAACTTTTCTAGATTTGCCCTTTGGTGTGCGGAAAGACCAGAAATATTTTCTACCAATGTAACTACGACCAGTTGTGCCGCAGTGAATATGATAAACAAAACCAAAATAATCTTGAATATCAGAAGACTCAAAAATTTCCCCATTGAATCTCCAAGGGTTTTCATAACTCATACTAAGAATCTTTATGAGCTATTATTTATCTTCAACGGAGACAAACCTAGTCTAGCAATAAAAAAGCACCCCTGTCAAGAGGTGCTTAAAGTTATGTTAGGATTCAATTATCTGTTTGCTTGTCTTTCCTTATAAGCATCCAGTTCTGCCTTTCTTTGCTCTGGAGTTTTTTTAGCATCAGCATCTCTAACAGCTTGTAGAGCAGCTTGAAATTTAGGGTCAGTATTTGGTTTGTTCTTGGCATAAACATTCATAGGACCTGAAGCAGGACGACCTCTTGGATCCATACGAGTTTCAACAATTGCTTCAATAGATTCAGAATTCATTTGAGACATAATGTATTGTGCTTCAGAGATTGTTTCTGCGTGACCAGTCTCAAGAAGATACTCAAGAACAACATCATAGATTTCAACTTTATTTTTATAATCAAAACTTTCGGCACTTACACCAGTCTTCTTCTGTCTTTCTGCCTTTTTGCCTTTTGGTTTTCCACCAGGGGCACTTGGACCGCCATGCCAATCTGGGTCATATCCAATATGTCCGTATTCATCACCACCTCTTGCCTCATCTCTATCCTTTTGGGTCATTCCACTTCTTTTACCAGACCAAGCAGAAGGTTTGGTTGACTTCTTACCTCTATTTCCTGCATCAGGATTACCCATTCTATTGTAATGTTTTTCAGCAGATTTTACTTTTGTAGTTTTTTCACCTCTCTTTGCAAATCCACTTGCAGGAGTTGCTCTTCTCTTATTAGCAAGAGCACCCATTGCTTCTCTTGCTTTTGGAGTTTGTCCATAAGAACCTTCTGCTTCATGAATTTCTACTTCTTCACCAAGTCTTGAAGCAGCACCTGCTGCCTTCTGAGCAACCTTACCAACGGCACCTGCTGCCTTGCGGAGTCCCTTTCCGATTAAACCTTTAACACCTTTCTTGACCTCTGCTTTCTTCTTCTGGACGGTGCTAGAGACCGCGTGAGCAGCAGCACGACCTGCTCTTCTTGCCTCATCCTTAGCAATTGATCCAGCAATACCAGCAGCAGCAACGGCACCTTTTGCCTTTGCCTTTACTCTACCTACAGCAGTTTTTACAGCAGTTTTACGTGCCTCTGCTCTCTTTTCACCAACTTTTGTCTTTGCTCTCTCGCGTCTTTGTTCTGGACTTTCCGTATCACTTCCATAGGTGACCTTTGCTTCATCCAAATATTCGATAGTAGCTGCCTCTACAACATTAGCAGCCTCATCAATAGTATGCCCAAATTCAAGGCATTCTTCAATGAGTTCTTCTACAATTTCTTCAATCATTTCACAAGAGATACCATCTCCTTCTTCATAAATGTTTTGATATGATTCGTATACTGTCCTTAAATCAGATGATAACATTTTTATACTTATTGGAATTCCTGTGAATATTTATAAAAAAAGAGGGTCGATGACCCTCAATAAACATCATTAGTTTTGTTATTCATCCAAACATAAGAGTAATCATAATCACCAAATAAAAAAAGATCTGCTTGAGCAGCATCTTTATATGCGTTCAGTATTTCCTGTTCGCACCATTCATCATAATTGGAATCCTGAGAAAGTATCTTTGGTAACATCTTGTTTGATTCCTCCGACAATGTACGACTCGACTTCGGTTTCTTGTGGTGCAACTTGAAGACCCTTAGAACTAATCCAATGCTCAGTCCAAGGAAGTGGATTATTCTTTGCAGAAATATCATAAAGTGGTTTAAGACCAATTGCCTTCATTCTACGATTTGCGATCCATTCAACATACTGCTGTAACAGTTTGTCATTCAGACCAATCATAGATCCATCCTTGAACAGATACTCTGCCCAGAGTTTTTCTTGGTTGACAGCATTCTCAAAGGTCTTGTAAACCCATTGCTCTTCTTCTTTGGCAATTCTCTGCATCTCGGGGTCATCACCTTCCTTCCACTTGTTCAGAATGTTCTGAGTGATAACTAGGTGTTGATTCTCATCACGTGCAATCAGTGAGATGATCTTTGCACTTCCTTCCATAAGTTTGAGTTCGCCAAATGCAAAACTGCAAGCGAAACTGACGTAAAAGCGAATACCTTCAAGAATATTAACGTTTGCAACTGCTCTGAATAGTTTTCTCTTGAGTTCATACCTTGCCTCTTGTGCGTATGGTACTTGTTCTAATGCGTGAACCCACTCATTTGTAGAACCATAATGCTGAGCACTGTTAATAAAATCATTATATGCCTGAGTTACACTCACGGCACGTTCCATAATACGATCCTCTTTTAGAATCGTATCAAAAATGTCCGATGGATCCGAATAAACATTCTTGATGATATAGGTATAAGAACGGGAGTGAATCATCTCCATAAACTCCCAGACCTTCATACAAGCTTCCAGTTCAGGAAGTGAACAGTATGGTGCAAATGCCATACCAGGTCCACGACCTTGAACAGAGTCCAACATTACCTGATACTTCAGGTTACTGGTAAAGATATGCTTTTGTTCTGGACGGAGAGATTGATAATCACCCCTATCCTTCTGAAGAGAGACCTCTTCGGGTCTCCAGAAATAACCCAATTGCTGTGTTGTTAGTTTATCGAAGATTGGGTATTTGTAAGAATCATATCTTTGTATTCCCAGTGGTTGACCAAAAAACATAGGTTGTTTTTTGGTATCTACTTCCTGAGGATTGAAAACAGTCATCGACTCGATCACCTGCTTATCCTCCAAACCTGTTTTAAATCTTACAAGACTCACAATCTTCCTCCTCTGAATCTAGAATATCGGAAATTAAATTTTCAAGAGACTGTTTGGTTTCTTCAACCTCATCAGTCTTATGATCATAAGTATTTTGATAGTAACTGGTTTTCCAGCCGTACTTATATGTAGTCAGAAGGTCCTGTGCCATTACTGAAGTAGGAACTTCATTATCTGGGTAATTTTCTGGATTATAGGACCAGTTTCCAGAAATCGCCTGATCGAAGAATTTTTGCATAACAGCAACAATATGAATATAACCACGATTGCTAGGCATATCCCACAGCAATGTATAATTGTTCTTAAGAGTTTGATACTGGGGAACAATTTGCTTAAGTGGTCCTTTCTTTGACTTCTTAATGGACAGGTATCCACGAGGAGGCTCAATTCCATTTGTTGCGTTTGACACAACGGAACTGCTCTCCGATGGCATCTGTGCGGACAGTGTTGAGTTCCGCACCCCATATTGTAGAACCTGTGCTCTAAGAGATTCCCAATCATATTTCAACTCGTTTGGAACGATTTCATCTACATCCTTTTTGTATGTATCAATCGGGAGAATACCCTGTCCATACTTAGTACGATGGGAATATTCACAAGCACCCTTTTCTTTGGCAAGATCAACGGTTGCCTGAATCAAATAATACTGAAATGCCTCAGTCAGATCATGAACCAGTTGCCAAGCACCAGGATCATCATAATGCTCACCGTGCTTAGCGAGATAATGTGCCAGACCAATAAAACCTACCCCAAGTGAACGACGTGCTCTGGTGGCGATTTCTGCTGCTTTAACGGGGTATCCTTGAAAATCAATGAGTTCATCAAGACTCCTAACAGCAAGATCACAAAGAACTTCAAGATCTTCGTTATCCCTAATTTTTCCAACGTTAATAGCAGAAAGGATGCAAAGGGCAATTTCACCATCTGGATCGTCGATATGCTGAATAGGTTTGGTAGGCAGAGTAATTTCCTGACACAGATTGCTCATCTCAACTTTATCCATAAAGGAAGAGTGAGAGTTGCAGTGGTCAATGTTCATAATGTAAACACGACCAGTTTCAGCACGTTCTTTCAGGAGGTCCAGAAAGAGTTCTTGAGCTCCGATAGTCTTTCTTGGAATAGACTCATCTCGTTCATAACGAACATACAACTCGTCAAAAGAATCAGTTCCAAAAGCATCATACAGACCAGGAACTGCGTGTGGAGAGAAGAGTGAAACTTCTTCGTTCTTGATGAATCGCTCATAGAACAGTTTAGAGATTTGGATACTGTAGTCTAACTTACGAACACGGTTATCTTCGGTTCCTTTGTTATTTTTTAATACCAGGATGTCTTCTATCTCTTGGTGCCAGATTGGGAAGTGGACAGTTGCTGATCCACCTCTGATGCCATTTTGAGTGCAGCATCGGACAGTTGCTTCAAACTTTTTGAGGAAAGGGACAACACCTGTGTGCTGAACT